GGCTCGGAGATGTGTATAAGAGACAGCCCGCATACCCCCCACCCCCAATTTTCCTGCGGTACCCCCCGGCCTGACTCAGCCGAGGTAGTCAGGATTTTTTTTTGGGCGGCCGTTTGCTGGCGCGCCGGGCTGGCGGCCTGATGGCGCCGCGGCGGCCTGCAACGCCGAAAACCGTTGCAACACAAGACGATTCGACGGCGTCGAACGGGTCGAAAATCGGTGCGCGACAGGCGAATTCAGGCACTCGCAGGCGTCAAACGGCGGCACGGCGGTGGCGGCCCACCGCGGGCGATCGGTTGCGACCCGAGCTAGCGAACGATCGGGACACCGGCGGGATCAAACTCCTGGTCGAGCAGGCGTGCCGAGTGGCCGATCGACTCGAAACACTGGACCGCACGCTGCACGGTGATGCCGGCGCGATGATGTCCCTCGACCTCGGCCGCATCATCAGCGACAACGCCCCGGCGAGCGATCGCCAGGTGTTCAACGTCGAGGTGTCGATGCGCATTGACGCCGCGGTATCCGAGGAGCGCCAGCAGGCTAAGCTGTTCGCATCGCTGCTGGCCGACATCGCACGGCAACGCGCACTATTGCCGCCCGCCCCTCCCGGTTCGACGGGGGGTGACGACGACAATGACGACCTCAACCTCGACGCCGGGTAAGCGCAAGCCGGCCAAACGCAAGCCCGCGCCGAGTCCCGGTAAAGCCGCAGCTCGGCGAGCGCCGGCCAACCGCGACGACCAGGCCGCGCCGCCGCCATGGGTCGGGCACTGGCCGCGGCTCGATGGCGAGCAGACCCCGCGCTACCACTGGCACTCGCCGGACTTCGACCGCGCCGACAAATCCGACGCGATCACCGCGGCCAAGTTCGCCGCGCGGGTCACGGGCTCGCGGTGCATGCCCTGGCAATGGTTCGAGGTGCAGGGCATGCTCCTGCGCCAGCCGACCGCTGAGGGCCTGTGGCTGCACCGCGATATCTGCCTGGTCGACACCCGTCAGCAAGGCAAGACCGAGGCCATGGTATGGCGGATTCTCTACGGCCTGTTCTACCTCGGCGAGACCTGCGTTTACTCAGCTCAGCGGGGCGGCACCGCTGACGCGGTGTTCGACCGAATCGTCACCATCGTCGAGAACCGGCCGGCGCTGCGCGAGCAGATCATCTCGAAAACGGGCGGCAAGCAAGGTCGCGGCGACCTGATCGTTCGGTCGAGGACGGGCGAGATTGCGCACCTGCGCTGCGGCGTCCGTTCGGGTGACCTCGGCCGCGGTCTCGACTGCATCGACCTCGTCGTTTTCGATGAGGCGTACAACCTGACGCCGGCCGAGACGGCCGCGCTCACCGGCGCGCAGTCGGCCAGCCCCAACCAGCAGACGATCTACACGAGCACGGCGCCGGTCGAGCGGCTGCATCCGTTCTGCTACATCTTCGCCGGGGTTCGCGAACGCGGGATGGCCGGCCATAAGAACCCCGCCAACGGGGATCCGGACCTCTGGTATTCGGAGTACTGCGCGCCACCGCCACCGAAAGACGAGCGCGAGCGGGCCAAGGCCCGGATGGACCGCGAGAACTGGCGACTCGCGTCCCCATCGCACGGGGTCATCTCCCACGACCGCGATATCGACTCCAAACGCAAGACGCTCTGCATCAACGCCGAGGGCATCGCCATCTGGGAGGCCGACTACCTCGGCTGGGGCGAGTGGCCGAGAACCGCGGACAACCGGGAGCAGGTCATCCCGGTCGAAACGATGTGGGCGCCGCTGACCAATCTCAGCGTGCAGCTGGTCGGCCAGATCGTCGTGGCGGTGTCGCGCACGCGGGACCGGCAGCGGTGGGCGTTCGCCGCTGGCCAACGCACCATCGACGGGCAGGTCGCCCTCGAGCTCGGCGCCTACGAGGTGATGAACATCGGCCAGGCCGCGCGCTATCTGCTGACGCTGATCCAGAAGCTCGACCCGGTGCAAATCATCATCGAGGGGCACGACGAGGGCGTCGACCTGGTGCCGGTCATGCGCCGCCTCGGTTACGACTTGCGGGTAACGACGCTGGCCGAGTTCGCGATCGCGTCGTCGGCGTTCAAAGACCACGCGGCGTCGGGCGACATTTGCCACACTGACCAGCCCATTATCCGCGAGGGACTCGAACAGCTGGCCGAACGCGAGCTACCCCGCGGTGACAAGGTCATCGACGTCGCGGAGGGCTCGGTGGCGCAGATCGTCGCGTTCGCCCTGGCCCTGTGGGGCGTGCTCGAATTCGCCGAGGACGACGCCCCCGCGGCGCTGCCGCAGGCCGGCGGCGGGCCCGTCAGCGACGCCGACGGGCTCGGTGGCATGGACTACCTCGAACAATTCGGGGCGACAAGTAGCCACTTTTCCGATTGGGACTTGTAACTCTGGCACCGATGGGTGCGAATGACACGCGTGTAATTCCCCGCCGGCGGCCGCTCGGCGGGTCTACTCACGCACGCGTTGCCGGCGTGCACCGCGGCGGGTTTGGAGTGCCGAGTACTCGCCTGCGCCCGGAGAACACCGCCCGCGTCGAGACCGCGATGCCCCTCGGCGAACGCGGCTATGCGGCCGGCGGCGGCCAGGGCAACCCGTGGATCGACTGGGACCCGTTCGAGAAGGTCCCGCAGCTGCAATGGCCTGATGCGGTCTCTGTGTTTCTCGACATGGACAACGACGATTCGCGCGTGACGTCGCTGCTCGAATGTCTGAGCCTGCCGATCATGGCGGCCAAGTGGCGGATCGACCCGAACGGCGCATCGTCCGACATGGTGCAGCTCGTCTCGCGCAACCTGCGCATCCCGGTGCTGGGCGAGGACACCGTCGACGACGGCGGCCGCGGTAAGGGCCGGTTCTCGTGGCACGACCACCTCGCCGAGGTGGCCAGCCCGGTGCCGCAGTTCGGGCACGCGGTGTTCGAGCAGGTCTATCGGCGCGAGGCCGACGGCCGGGTCGTGCTGCGCAAGCTCGGCCCGCGGCCGCAGTGGAGCATCAAGAGTTTCGATGTCGCGCTCGACGGCGGCCTCAATTCCATCACGCAGTACGCGCCCGCCGCGACCAACAAGAACCTGTATGGCATTGCGCCGCTTGAAATTCCGATCAACCGGCTCGTGGTGTACACCCGCAACAAGCGGCCCGGCCAGTGGCAGGGCCGTTCGGTGCTGCGGTCGGGATACAAGCACTGGCTGCTGAAAAACGAGCTGCTCAAGATCGAGGTTGCGGTCGCCCGCCGCAACGGCATGGGCGTGCCGGTCGGTGTCGCATCCAAGCCGAACGATCCCGCCGAGGTCGCGGCGATGCAGCGCATCGCGTCCGGCTTCCGCGGCGGTCTGCACTCCGGTGTTGGCCTGGCGCAAGGGCAATCGCTGACGCTGCTCGGCGTGCAGGGCAACCTGCCCGATCTGCGATCGGCGATCGTCTACCACGACAAGTCGATTGCGCTGGCCGGCCTCGCGCACTTCCTCAACCTCGACGGCGGCGGATCGTTCGCCCTCGCCGCCGTGCAGGAACGCCCCTACGTGCAGGCGCTCAACACCTCGGCGTTCGGCTACCAGCGCACCGCGCAAGAGCACATCATCGAGGACCTGGTCGACCTCAATGAGGGACCCGAGGCGCGCTGTCCGCGACTGGTGTTCTCGCCGATCGGATCGCAGCAGGACCCCACCGCCGCCGCGCTGAAAATGCTGGTCGAAGCGGGCCTGCTGGCCCCCGACCTGCGCATTGAGCGATCGATCCGGCAGAGCCTCGACCTGCCGGCCAAGCCCGACGAGGGCGACCCCGACGCCGAGCCGCCCAGCGGCAACAAGACGGCCGCCGCGCCGACCGGGCCGCAGACCGCGCCGCCCGCTGATCCCGAGGAGGACGCCGGTGCCTGACGCCCTGCGCCAGTGGTACAAGTTCACCGCCGCCAAGGCCGCCGCCAAGGATGGCGCCGAGGAAACCAAGACGGCGACGCTGCACATCTACGACGTGATCGGTGCCGATCCGTTCTTCGGCGGCGTCGACGTCAACGAGGCCATTGCGTTGATCGAGGGGCTCGACGATGACGCCGAGCTGACGGTCCGGATCAACAGCCCCGGCGGTTCCGCGCACGACGGGCTGGCGCTGGCCAACGCGATCATGCGCCACCCCGGCCCGACCACCACCAACGTCGAGGCCCTGGCCGCGTCGGCCGCCTCGGTGGTCGCGCTGGCCGGCGACACCGTGACCATGTCCAAGTACGGGCAAATGATGCTGCACAACGCCCGAGTCGGCGTGCACGGCACGGTCGAGGACCTCAAGAGCGCCGCGGCGATGCTGACCAAGCTCAACGACTCGATGGCCCAGTTCTACGCCGACCGCACCGGCGGCGACCCGGCCGACTGGGCAAAGGCGATGAAGCGCGAGTCCTGGTACACCGCCGACGAGGCCCTCGAGGCCGGGCTCGTGTCCTCGATTGACGAATCCGGCGTGCGTGACCAGGTCGAGGCCGCCGCGGCTGCCTCGATCGCCAAGGTCGCTGCGCAATTCAAGTACGCCGGCCGCCAGGCCGCACCCGCGCCGACGGCGCAAATCACCGAAAACGGGCCGACCGGCCCCGACACAAAGGAGGCCCCCGTGGCCATCAGCAAGCAGGTTGCCGAGCGCCTCGGGCTCGGTGAGGACGCGACCGACGAGCAGGTCCTGGCCAAGATCGCCGAACTCGACAAGGGCACCGACACTGACACGGGCACCGACACTGACACGGGCACCGGTGGCGAAGCGGCACCCGACGCCGGTCAGGTCGCCGAACTTGCCGCGGCCGCAGCCAAGCTCGGCCTGTCCGTGATCGACCCCGGGACCCTCACCGAGATGCGGACCAACAGCGAGCTTGGCGCCAAGGCCCACGCCGCGATGGAGACGCAGCGGATCACCGCCGCCGTCGACGCCGCGATCAGCGTCGGCAAGATTCCGCCGGCACGCAAGGAGCACTTTGTGACCCTGATGCGAGCCGACGAGGCCGGCACCGTCCAGCTGCTCGCCGGTATCCCGGCCGGCACCGCGGTGCCGATGAATGAGCTCGGCCACGCGACGCAGCCGATCGCCCAGACCGGCGACGAGGCCGATATCACCGAGGACCCGCGCTACCAGGCGTGGAACGTCGAATAGCCCACGCCCCAACGAAATTCGGACACAAAGGAGAAACCAGTGCCAGGAGTAGTGCAGGTCACCAAGACCGGGCCCCGGACATACAGCCCGGCCGCGACCAAGACCGTTCGCGGCGGTCGCGGCGTCGAGTATGTCGCCAACGGCCGCATTCAGGAGTGGGCCGCCGGCACCACCCGCGCGGCCGGTGTCGCGCTGACCGACGCGATCGCCCCCGAGGACATCAACACGCAGGCGACCACCGGCGCCGACGGCCGTCCGATCCTCAACACCGCGATCCTCCCGCAGACCGTCGCGGTCGCCTACGGCGGCGATGAGGTCCCGATGACCTACGCGGCCAACGCCAACCAGGGCGACTACCTGATCGCCGCGGCGAACGGCACCGTCACGCCCGCCGGGGCCACCCCCGACGCCCGGACGATCGTCGGCCGCTGCACCCAAGCCGGCGGCGTTGTCGTCGCCACCAACCCGGTCGGCCTCGTTCGGCTGGCGATCTGACGACCGCGGTCGAGAAAAGGAGATAAAGGCCAATGGCACGTACCGGAGTTGTGAGCATCTCGGACGGTCCGCGTACCTCGGTCGCCGACATGATCGGCGCACCGATGATGGTTCCGACCAAGATGAAAGAGCTGATGACCAAGGTGTTCATCAGCGAATCCATCCTGCGCAACGCGGGCCCGAACCCGTCGGGACTGGTCGGCTACAGCGAGGGCGACCCGACGTTCCTCGTCGGCGACGTCGAGAACGTGGCCGAGTTCGCCGAAATCCCGGTGACCTACGGCGAGATGGGCGTGCCCCGGGTCGCCGTGGCAAATAAGCAGGGTCTCGGCATCCGCATCTCCCGCGAGATGCGCGACGAGAACCGGATCGGCGCGGTCAACAAGCAGATGACCCAGCTGCGCAACACGTTCAAGCGCGCCGACGACCGGGCACTGCGCGCAATGCTGCTGTCCCCGGCTGTGCCGACCATGCCGGTCGCCGCGGCGTGGGACACCGCGAACGGCGATCCCCGCCTGGACCTGGCTCTGGGCATCAAAGAAATCACGTTCGCCACGCCGAACGCTGACGCCAACGCCAGCAACGAGGAGTGGGCCGGGTTCGAGCCCGACACCATCATCCTCAACCCCGGCATCCTGCCGGTGCTGATGGCAAACGAGAAGTTCAACAAGGTCTACAACGGCAACGTCGCTGGTGACAGCCTGTTGCTGACCGGCCAGCTGCCCGGCTCGATCTACGGCAAGACGATCATCGGCTCGATGTCGTTCCCCGAGGATCGGATCCTGATCTGCGAGCGCGGCACCATCGGCTTCTACAGCGATACCCGCCCGCTGGAGTTCACCGGGGTCTACCCCGAGGGCAACGGCCCCAACGCCGGACCGACCGAGACCTGGCGCTCGGACATGACCCACAAGCGGGCCATGGCCCTCGACCAGCCCAAGGCCGGCCTGTGGCTCACGGGTCTGGTGACCCCATGAGCGCACCCAAGGCAGGCACCTACGTCCTCACCGGCGCGGCGTTCTACCGCATCGAGGGCGAGGGCGACGACGCGGTGCGGCGCCGGTACAAGCGCGGCGACCGGGTCGAGCTGTCCAAGGCCGAGGCGGTCCGCCTGGCGGTGCCGCAGTGGATCGGCGGTCGAACAGTCCCGGCCGAGTTCGTGCTGGCCGCCAAGGCGGGCGACATCCCGACCGGCGACGACCTCGCCGCGGGTGTCCCGCTCAACCCGCAGGCTGTCCAGCAGTTGACGGGGATTGACCTCGACGCGCTCAACCAGATCGTCGCTGAGGTCACCGGCGGCGAGGGTGGCGGCGACGGCAGCCAGCCGGACCCGGACGGCAACGGCGGCGGCCAGGAACCCGCCGAGGACGACCGCCAGCCGGCACAGTCCGCCAACCTGCCCGTGTGGCAGGCGTACGCGGTGAAGGTCGGCGCGGTCACCGAAGAGCAGGCCGCCGAGATGACCAAGGCCCAGCTCAAACAGGCGGTCGCCGACAAGGCCGCCGAGTAGCTACCCCTTGGGGCCGTGCGCCCCACCTGACGAGGAGTCCGACGAGTGCAACCGTTTCTGACGGTCGAGCAGTTTGAAGCGATGATCGCGCCCCGCGTGCTCACCGCTGGCGAACGGCTACTCGTCGGGCTCCTCGTGCAGGCCACCGCTGATTGGATACGCGACCCGTCCCGACTGCCCGGCCTGACCACTACCGACCCGCTGGCCGAGCGCGCCAAGCTGGTCACCTACGACGTTGTCCGGTCGGCCCTGTCGGCCGAGGGCGCCGACCCGCTCGTGCGCCAGATCATGGCCCAATCGGACGGCCGCACAACTCAGGTCACCTATGCCGGCGCCTCGGCGCTGCTGGACTTCACCGACCGGCATCTCGAAATGCTCGGTCTCTCAACGACTGCCGAGCCGCAAGCCCGGTTCGATCCATTCGAGACCGCGTTCGACGACTGCGGCCCGAGGCGGTGGTAAAGCGTGCTCACCGCAGCGCAGCTACTTACCACCCTCGGCGATGACACCGTCGAGCTCGTCATCCGCGACAAAGACACCGCCACCCCCGACCAGTGGGGGCGGCCCACCCTCACCGACCGCACGATCGCCAAGGCGGGTTGCTCGTGGCAGGTCACCGGCGGCACCGAGGAGCTCGGCGGCGCGACCATCGCCACGCTTGAAGCGCGCGGCATGTTGCCGATCGACGCGGACACGCAAGCACTCGACTCGACCGCCGCGGTGCGGCACGACGGCCGCCTGTTCGAGCTGACGACCCCCGGCGTCACCATGCGCGACGGGTTCGGCCGCGGTAGCCACGTCCGCGTGTTCGGCCGGTGGGCCGACAACGTGAGTTTGGGCGAGCAGGTCACGCTGGTGCCTGCCGGCCGCCGGCACGACGGCATCGTTGATCCCGACGGCGCCCCGGTCGACCTGTTCGCTCGAGCCGTCACTCCCGGCGACGCACGGGTCCAGTTCGGCGGCACCGGGCCGACGATCGCCGCGGATTACACCGTGGTGCTCGACCTCGATGCGCCGGTGCGCGACGGGGATTGGTTGATCGTTCGCGGCCGCGAGTGCCGCGTGATGTTCGGCCGCCAAGAATCGCAGTGGGAGGAGCGCCGCCAGTTGGTGGTGCTGGCCCAGTACCGAGGCGGGGGCGTGACGTAATGGCCCGCCGCAAACAGGGTTTCGTGCGCAATCACAAGGCGATCGGCCGCATCATGCGGAGCCAACAGGTCGCCGAGTTCGTTCACGACGTCGTCGCGCCGGTCGCCGAGAAACACGGCCTGACCGTCGATGACTACATCACCGATCGCCGCGTGTCCGCCCTCGTGGGCGAGGCCGAGGACCAGGCCAAGGATGGCAAGGTCACCAAGGCGGCCGGCGAGGCCGGGTGGTCGGTCCGATGAGAATTCAGGCCGACCCCATCGCAGCCGTAATCGCGCGGCTGCGTGAGTTTTTCATTCTTCCGTCCACGGTTGCCGAGTTCGGCGGCACCTGCCGCGTCGAGGACGCCGAGGACGGGGTCCCACAAGATTGGTCCCTGCGAACAGATCCGCCCCTCGTCACGGTCAGCGATGACGGGGGTCCCGTGCAATATCCCATCAAACGCGATCCAACCATCCGAATTCTGGTGCGCGCCCGTGGTTCTCGACTCGCTAAGCGTGTCGCGGCCCTGGCCGACGGCTATCTACGGTCGCACCTGCCGGATGGAATAGCAGCAATTCGGCAACGCGGTGGCGCGGGGTTCGTGACGTCATGGGACTCGGACACAGGTGCAGACCTGGCCGCGCTCACCCTGCCGACTGTTGTCCCGATGATCGAGCACTAGACAGAGGAGCTACGCCAATGGCCGGCAACCCCGCAAACGTCGCATCGCGCCTATGGGCCGAGGCCGACGTCCTGATTTTCGACAACGCCACCCTCGCGACCGCCGACATCCCGGCGAGCGTCACCGATCCGTTCGTCACCACGACCGGTAAGTGGGAGTTCCTCGGCCTGCTGGTCGGCGACGCCGGTATCGAGTCCACCCGCCAGTGGGACACCACCGATATCCCCGCGTGGGGCTACGGCACGATCATCGTTGCCGACAAGGACTTTTCGCACACCACCAAGGTCTCGGCCTTGGAGGACAACCCGACCACGCAAAAGATCATCTGGCCGGGTTCGAGCGAGACCAAGATCGTTGTTCCTCACCCGCTGCATGCGTTCTTCGCGATCGAAAAGCGCACGGCCGCAGGCGGCATCAACCGGCTTATCTCGAAGATGCCGGGCCGGTTCTGGACCGAGACCCTCACCGACAACGAGGGCAACGCGTCGCCGCGCGAAATCGAGACTCGGGTGTTCCCGAACTCGGACAAGGAACTGTACGCCTGCCAAAAGGCCGCCTAACCAGGCGCCGTGACGCGACCATGTAGCGAATAGACAAGGGAGACAACGCAAATGCAGACAGTCAAGGCACTTATCGCACTGCCCGGCCGACAAGAGGGCTCGGTGTTTCAGGTCGATGATGACTCGGCCACGGTGCTCGTCGAGCGCGGGCATGTCGAGCTCGTCGACGAGGCCGGCGAATCGGGCGGCCTGTTCACCACGTCGAGCACCCGCCGTTCGGGCGCTGCGGTGACGCAGGTTGTCGCTGCCGACTACCCCGAGCAGGTCGAGGGCGAGCGCGTTGCCGACGGCGAGGCCGGCGAAACGGGTGAGGTGGTCGACGGCGACGGCAACACGCACACCGAGCTGCCCGCCCCGGCCGGCGATGTCGCCGACGGCGCGGCCAAGGTCGAAACGGTGACCGTAACCCGGTCATCCAACAAGGTCGACCTGGTCGCCTACGGTGTCGGCAAGGTCAAGCACGCCGACGGCAGCAACTACAGCCAGGCCGAGCTCGAATCGCTGTCCAAGCCTGACCTCGTCGACAAACTCGGCCTGTAGCAGTCGATGCCGAGTGATGCCGCTCGGTTAGAGGCCACCGGCGCCACCGAGGTGACGTTCGAGTTCCGGGGCCGCGCGGTCACGATCCCCCTCGACGTGGGGGCGTGGCCCGCGGCCTTGGTGCGCTTCGACCCCTTGGTGGCGGTGCTGACGCTGCTCGGCGCCGAGGCCCGCCGTGTGCTCGGCCCCGGCGCCGTGCTCGACGACGCACGCGAGCTGTCCAACGCGATGGCCACCGCCGTCGGTGTGGCCATGCTGCCCGAGGACGAGGACACACCCGATCAGTGGTTCGGCCGGGTGCAAACGCTGCTACGCCTGATCGACGAGCAGGCCGACGATATCGAGCTCGACCTACGCAGGATCGGTGTCGACTACCGCGACCGCTGGCGCGGGACGCTGACGCTGCGCCAGGTGTGGGTGTACGTCAGGCGGTCGCTGTCGACGTCGGCGATCGCCGTTTCCAGCAACTACGGCAAACACGTCTGGGATGAGAACGACTACATCGGGGCCAGTGTGTACCAAGCACTTACGGGCAAGGTGTACCCCGGTCGACCGCTCAAGCCCGAGGAGCTGGCAAAGGCTCTCGAAGCTATGCAAGCAAAAGCCGATCACGTCGATAAATTGCGTGATCGACAGGCCCATTACGCGGCACCGGCAGATCCGCCACCGGTGCCATTGCCCGGGCTATCGGCAGCGATGGCCGAGGCGATCGCCAACAGGCGGCACGAGTTAGGAGAGACAGAACCCAATGGCTAAGACCACCAAGCCCGCCGAGGGCACCGAGGACCAGGCCGACGCGGACACCGAGGCGACCGAGTCGCCCGACACCGCCGTGATCACCCTCGAATTCCGTGGCCAGACGTTCGAGGTTCCCAAGCGCCGCGGCCGCTGGCCGATCGAGGCCATCCTGCAATTCGGCCGAGGGCAAGGGCTGCAAGCGTTCCGCGAGCTGTTCGGCGCCAAGGATTGGGAACGCCTCAAGTCGGTGTGCCCGACCGGCGACGACTTCGACGAGTTCAAGACGTACGGCATCGACAAGCTGATGGCCGAGGCCGACCTGTGAACCGCGGCATTCACTGGCGGCGGTATCGCACCCGGGGCCTGTTTCGCTACTGGGACAAGGAATTTACGCTGCTCGGCGAGGAGTACAGCAAGGAGCGGGTCGAGCCGTGGCGGCGGTGGTGGCGGCGCTTGGCGGCCGAAATCGCCGCGGCGCTGCGCCTGCGCGAGACCCCCCATCGCATCTACGCGGTGATCGACGACAACGCCGCGGTGCGCCGTGTCGGTTGAATCGCTCGGCTACTACGCGATCCCCGCGTTCGTATCGTTCGAGGGGATCGACAAACAGGTCAACACCGGGATCGGTAAGGCGCTCGGCCGGTTCGGTGACATCGGCAAGACCACCGGCGCCGCACTGGCTCAGGGCATCGGTGACGGCGCAGCGCAGGGCAAAGCACAGATCGACGCCCTGACCAAGAGTTACGATAAGTTCCGCGACCGGGCCGAGGACGCACTCGGCAAAATCCGCGTCGAAGAGGAGAAGCTCAAGCGGGCCCGCGCTGGCGGCAAGGCCGACCAGATCGCCGCCGCCGAGGAGCGCCTCGCCAAGGCCCGCCGTGATTCCACCCGGGCATCGAAAGAGTCTGCGGCAGCACAGGACGCGTTGCATTCGGCGCAGCGTCGAATGGGTGAATCGGCCGACGGTCTGATCGGCAAATTGAAGAACCTCGGCGGTGCCGCCGGGTCCGCCGGCACCTCGGCCGCCACCGGGTTCGTCGAGGGGTTCGGCGGCCCCATTGCGCGCCTCGGCACCGCAGGCGGCCCCATCGGCCTCGCCCTGGCCGCCACTGCGGCCCTCGGCCTGACGGCCGGCGCGGTCCTGGCGAAAAACGTCATGTCGGCGATCGAGCGCGAACCCGCCCGCGACCTGTTGCAGGCGCAACTCGGTCTCGATGACGCGTCGATGGCCAAGCTCGGGCAGACCGCAGCCAAGGCCTACAAAGACAATTTCGGCGAATCAGTCAACGCCAACCTGTCGGCCGCCGGGGCAGCTCTGCGGTCCGGATTGATCAGTAGCGCAGGCGATCCCGGCGCGCAGAAGATGATCGAACAGCTCGACTCGGTGTCTAAGCTGCTCGGTGAAGAGGTCCCCGCGGTGGCCCGCTCGGCCGCGCAGCTGATCCGCACCGGCATGGTCGGCAACGCCACCGAGGCGTTCGACCTGATCGTCAAGGGCGAGCAGGCCGGACTCAACGAGGCCCAAGACTGGCTCGACACCCTCAACGAATACCCCACCGAATTCCGCAAGCTCGGACTGACCGGCGCCGAGGCCGCCGGCCTTATCTCGCAGGCGATGAAGGGCGGCGCCCGCGACTCTAACGTAGCCGCCGACGCCATCAAGGAATTCGGCATCCGTGCCGTCGATGGCTCGAAGAACACCATGGCGGCGTTCGAGGTGCTTGGGTTCGATGCCCAAGCCCTGGCGCAGAAGTTCGCCGCGGGTGGCCCCGCCGCGAAAGAGGCTTTCGGGCAAGTACTTTCAGCAATCAGGTCCGTGCAGGACCCGCTCAAGCAATCGCAAATTGCGGTGGCGCTGTTCGGGACGCAGGCAGAGGACCTCGGCGGCGCGTTCAACCGGTTCGACCTGTCGCATGCGGTCGACCAGCTCGGCCAGGTCGACGGCGCCGCCCAGCGCGCGGCCGACACCATGGGCAACAACACGGCCGGCAAGTTCGAGTCGGCGCGGCGCACCATCGAGACCAGCCTCGAGGCTGTCCAGGACAAGCTCAAAGAGGGCGTCACCCCGGCCCTCGACGAGTTCGCGACGTGGATCAAGAATCACGAGCCCGAGATCACTGGTGCGTTCGTCAAGATCGGCGAATTCGCGATCGACATGGCGCAGGACGTGGTTTCGACGTTGGGCGACGTCTCGATCGCCGCCGCGGACCTCATTGCCCCGATCGGTGACGTACTCGGCGCGCTGACCAAGGTCGATGCCTGGCAGCGCGAGCACATCGACGGCGACAAGGCCGCGGCCGACAAGCTGCGCGCCGAGGCCGAGGGCTACTTCGGTTGGGGCGAGTCGCTCAAGAGTGCCGGCGAAAAGATGAAGGAGTTCGCCACCACTAAGGGGGATGCACTCAAGCGGTCGCTGCGCGAGGTCGCCGACGGCATGAAGGACACCTCCAAGGAAACCGGCATCTTCGGCAAGGCCGGCGACACAGCGGGCGACAAGATGAAGGGACTCGCCGAGCAGGCCAGCACCGCCGCGGGCAAGGTCAACGACCTACGCGACGCGATGAGCAAGCCGCTTATCGGCCCCGGTATCGACCTCGGCCTACCCGCCGCCCCTGACCCGTCGGCACCGCTTATCGGCCCCGGACTCAACGGACCCAAGCCGGCACAGCCGAGCGGATTCAATTGGGACGCCGTCGCGAAAGCCGAGTCCAGCGGCAACTGGGCGGACAACAACTCAGGCGGTCACTCGACCAGTTCCGGCGCACCGCGCGGTGGACTCCAGATCACCGACGGCACATGGAAAGCGTTTGGTGGCACCGAATTCGCCGCCACGGCCAACCTGGCGACCAAGGAACAACAGATCGAGGTCGCCAACCGGATCGCGTTCACCGGCTACAAGGGCACCGCACCGCAGGGGCTCGGCGCGTGGGAGGCCGTCACCAAGGGCATGGTTCCCGGCGTCACCGCGGACACCAAACCGACTGCGCTCGCTGCGCCGGCCCCGGCCCCGGCCCCGGCCCCGTCGAGGATGCCGACGCTCGCGGCCAACGTCGGCCAGGTGCCCTACGGCCTGCCCGTCGGGTCAGATAGCGGCGGATACGGCGGCAAGGGCGTCGAGTTCCCAGCGTGGGTCTACCAGCTCGGCGCCGCGTTCAACCTCAAGCCCAGCACCTACGCCGGGCATCAAGAGGGCAGCGGACTCAACCAGGGCATCGACTGGACCGGCGCAGTCGAGGACATGCAGCGATTCGCCGAATGGCTCACCACCAACAAGCCGAACGGTCTGCAACAGGTCATCTGGCAGAACCCCAACACCATGCAGATGCTCGGGCTCACGCCCGGCGGCGAGGTTGTCACCCAAGGCGGCGGCTACTACCGCGACGACTGGAAAGACCACCGAAACCACGTCCACACCAGTCAGAACGCGTCAATCCCGCTGCCCGGCGGGCAGATGTCGGCACTCGGCAGCATGCCGACGGCCGCCGGATTGGGCCTGACCTCGGCCGGCAGCGCCGACCTGGTAAACGCATTCGGCCGCGGCTACAAGCCCGGCATTGGCACGCCCGGCTACGACGAAGAGGGCAACCCCGGCTACTACCGCGTCGACCCGCGGGACCTGGCCCAGGCGCAGCGCCAGGTCGAGGACACGCAGCAGGCGATCGTCGACGCTGACCAGCGCATCCTCGACGCGAAACAAGCGCGGGCCGACCTCGAAACCAAGGCCCTGACCACCGCGGCCGAGCGCGCCAAGGCCGACGAGGAGATTGCCAAGGCCGAGCGCGCCGCCGGCCGTGCCCGCCAAGATGCCGCGTTCGCACAGGAGGACGCAGCCAAGACCGCGCAGGGCAAGTTCACCGCCGCCAAAAAGACCGAGAAGTCGAAGAACGGCGACTCGCAGTTCGGCGAGCTCGGCTCGATCGGCGCGGCGTTCCTCAAAGACATGTTCGGGCTCGGCGACATCTTCCCGGACCCCTCACAGCTCGGCATCGTCAAGATGGCGCAGGCCGTGCTCGGCCTCAAGTACACCCCGCAGGGCACCGACGGAACGGCCGCCGGCCAGCAGAAGCAAAGCCTGCTCGGCATGCTCACCCCCGGCGGGGCCGACGAGGCCACCCCCGGCGGCGGCGCCGCGGGTCTGCTGGGCATCCTGCCCGGCGTCTCGTCGCTGTTCCAACCGCCCGACGACACCCAACACATGCCGGGCGGCCCGCCCGGGCCGGTCGGCCCGCAGATGGTCGACCAGTCGACCCACCTGACGCTCAACAACCCGCAGGGCACGCCCGAGAGCAACGCGGCGATGACCCGGCGGACGTTGCTGCAAACGCCCCGGCTCGGCACCTACCAGGCGAACCCGGGGGTGATGGGCAATTGACCGCGGCACTGCAAGAGCGGCGCGTCGTCCACTGGCGTGACCTGTCCCCGGCGGCCCGGGCCGAGGGCGTCTCGTGCGCGTGGATCGGCGCGGACGGCCGCTACTGGCCGCTCACCGGCACGCAGGCGGGCATTGAAGGCGCGTTCATCACCGGGCCTATCGACGGCATGGTGCACGTGCCGTTCGACGGCGTGTGGACCACCCCGTCCTATTCCGCGCCGCGGTTCGAGCGCACGGTCGACGGCCGCCGCGAAATCAGTTTCCGGCTCGGCCTGATGTCCAGTTCCTCGCTCGGTTGGTACGACACCGAAACCCGGTTCTGGGCCGGCTGCAAGAAAGACGCGACCGGTTGGTTCACCGTGACCACCCGCCGGCACGGCCAGCTGTGGATCCCCATGCAGCTGCTCGAAGCGCCCAAATGCGCGCTGCCCGATGACCCGGCGTATCAACGGGTGGCCCTGCACGACATCGTGCTGGCCGCCGACGGTGACCCGCGCTGGCGCCGGCCCGACGTCCAGCCGCCACCGTTCGCCCGGCCGACCGGCGGCCCGAACCTCGGCAAGATCAGGATCGCCAACCGCAGCACCGAACCGCAGTGGCCGATCTTCTTTGTATCCGCCCCGGGCAAAATCTGGCTGCCCGACGGGCCCAACGCGTTCACCTCGGGCGAGCGCAACCCGCTCGATGACTGGCCCCGCATCGGCAAGCTGTTCGGCGTCCCGTTCGTCGACGAGGTACTCGGCACATTCACGCGCCGCCGCGACGCCAACATGATCGAAATCCCCGAGCTGGCGCCCGGCGAGCACGCGATCATCGACACCGATCCGACGCACCGCATCGCGATCACCGCCAAAGACCCCGTCGACAACCTGCTCAAGAAATTCATTCGCAAGAGCGAGCTTCTCGACTGGCTGGTCGGCGAGTACGGCGATTCCGGTTTGCCTCTGCTGCAACGGTTTAAGGGCCAGGGGTTCTCGGTGCCGATCCCGCCGCGCAGCGAGGCCACGCTGCCGGTGATCCACGAGCACGCCGGCGGGAAAATCTGGGCGCAGCTGCCGCAGCGGTTCGAAAGCGCGCTCGCATGACCGGGCTCCTGGACCGCGTCGTCTCGACGATCGGCGGCGCCCTGGACCCGCGCACCACCTCGGGCGAGTTCTCGCCCGAGCTGCGCATGCATCTGCTCGAACGCCGCTATGCCTACATGAACCGGCGCACCAAGGCCCCGCTTATTCGCGTGTGGGACAAGGAAATGCGGTTCATCGCCCGCGTCGAGAACCTGGACCGCTGGGACTGGGAGGAGCTCGCCACCGACGACGGCGAGGCGCACATCACGTTCTCGGGCAAAGACATGGACTGGCTGCGCGAGATTCTCACGTACCAGATCGGCGACGACGAGGACATCCACCTCACGATCGACCCCGACCCCGACAAGCCGCACGACTGGCGGATGCGTTGGGGCGGCAAGGTTATGACGATCGAGGGCGAGGACAACCCGGGCGAGGCCTCGGTCACCACGCTCAATTGCATCTCAAATCGGCGGCACCTCAAGGGAATTTATCTCGCGGCCAACCCGATCACCCCGGCAGAGGTCCAGCTGCCCAAGATGTTCCTCTGGGGTGGCCCCACGGCGACCACGTGCGCGTTCGCGACGTGGATCAACTGTTTCCGCCTGTTCTCGCTCAATGGGTTCTACCCGTTGCCGCGCAACATCTTTGCGCCCGAGACCTACCTACAGAACCTCTCGCCGCTCAACTGGCCCGTGCAGGTCATGCCCACGGCGGGGCTGTTCGACCAGTCGCGTTGGTGCACGATCGGCGCCCGCTGGAAGGACGCCCACACCGTCCTGTCTCCGGTGATGAAGGACGCCGGGGTGATCTGCCGCGCCTACACCTGGTTGCCGGGCGACCCGCCGCCGTACACGATGTTCGGCGCCGAGCTGGCCGAGGTCATCAAGCCGACCCGGGCGTGCGTGATCCTGTCGTTCGAGAACGTCTCGGGCGTGACCGGGCCGACCGGCACCATGATCGACGGCGCGATCAACCTGTTCGCCGCGACGCTCGATGACCTGATCACCGAGACGCTGATCCCGCTCGACGCTGACCACGACGGCAAGACGGACCCGCTGTTCCGCAAGCTGATGATGGTCGCGCCCAAGCCGACGCCATTTGTTTATCGCGATGTCGGATACGGAAATATCCGCGGCTCGAAATTCGTAATTCACAAATCGCAGGCAACGGACATTATCGTCGGCGGCAAATCACCTGCGTGGGTGAATATGGCTATCACCTATGCAATTCGATATGGGATATCTCAGCTCGCCCAGGTGATCATGGGCGTCGAGGCTGCCGGGGTAGAAGGCCTGGACAACCTGTATCAGGGCCAGCTCGACGACGTGTTTTTGAGTTTCCAAAGATACGTTAATCCGCTGCGCTCTAGCAAAGCCGGTAGTTACGCATTCCGCGAATATTTCCATCAGGGTCACGGGTCGGCATACACGCTAAATGCAATTGCCGATCTGGCCTCTGGCGACCAGGCAATGAAGGCGTACCGGTCGCAGAAATTCGATGTCGGTGACGGCCAGCCCTACATCTTGGGCGAGGACTACTGGCTCGGCTGGCGCGTGGCCGCCGAAATCCGCGGCGTCACCTACACCGAGAACGTCTGGGCGATCCGCGCCGAGGGCTCGCGCACCGCGGTGGGCCGGCCGGTCATCGCATTCGGTGACGACACCCGCGAGGAGGACCCCATCGCCCGGGGGTTCCGAACCATGGGTAACATCGCGAATTTCGCTGCCCTCCTAGCAGGAAGCGGGGACCTTTTTTGAGCATCGCAATCCCGGCGAGAGTCGCCGAAAGGGCCGCCACCAAGTGGTTTGCCGACTCGAATGGTTGCCACGTCAGCACCTACTCGACGCAATCGAGCGGGTATGCGCAGGTGTGCTGGCTCGGCGACGACGGCAAGTATCACGGCACGACCGCGCACCGTGCAGCGTGGACACATCATCACGGCCCGGTGCCGGACGGTTTCGATGTTGATCATCGACCGACCTGCGACAAGCGGTGCGTGAATGACGGTCACCTGAGATTGCTTACCGCGCAAGAGAACCGGCGCCGAAACAAGCGCAACAGCACCGACCAGCAATGGCCGTTCGGCGAGTGCGTACGCGGCCATGACGAGTCGCACCGAGTGCGAACCCGCAAGGGCATGATCTGCGGCACCTGCAAGCGCGAGCAGACCGCCGAGTCGAATGCACGGATCGGGGCGCGGCGATGAGCAAGGCGGCACGGTTGCGGCGCGAGAAGAAACGCGGCAACCAGGTTTTCCCGAACTTCCCCTATGACCGGCAGTTCACGCAGGTCGAGCTCGACGTGATTTTCGAGCGGTGGGAACGGTACAAGGAGTCCCTTCGCGATGCCGTGGGCCCGCAGGGGTGGGGCCTCGGTGTGCCCGAGGACATGTTGCAGCAGCTCGCGCTGCACCAGGCGCTTTGTGATGCCGGCGGCGATCCGAGCTATCCGCCGTTCGACGAGGCCACCGGCCGGGGCGCGTTCATCCGCCCCGTGCGCAATCCGGACGGTCTGCACGTCGACTCGATCAAGTGGGTTCTGACCAAAAACGACAAGCCCGGCGACCGCGAACGCGACGCCAAGGCCGAGGCCCGCGCCCGCATTAAAGCCATGCAGGACAACGCCATGCGCGGCGTATCCGACGACGTCCGCGAGGCAATGGTCGAGATGTTCGCCGCCGGCACCGAGTGGGCCGAGACCGAGAAACAACCAGCCAGTGACCCCGAGCCGTGGACCGAGAAGCTCGACCATGAAAGGAACCGCCAGTGACCGCCCCGACCTTGGGTTTCATGCCCACCGAGCCGATTTTCGTCGGCGAGCGGTTCATCCGCATGCTGTTCTACATCGCCCCGCGCAACCCGGGCGACCCGCAGACCATCGTGGGCACGTTCACCCTGATGCCCGGCGAGGACAACATCGTTCTCGATGCGATCAAAGGCGACAAGGGCGACAAGGGCGACCCGTCGCCGTTCTGGCGGCCCGAGTGGAACTCGACGGTCTCCCGGGTCGAGGACCTGCCGCCGGCCTCGGGCCCGGGGGCGCTCGGGCCCGGCGATGCGGGCCGCGCCTGGTACATAGACGGCTACTGGCACATCTGGACCGGCACCGGTTACCGGGTGATCATCGGCGCCATCCCCGGCCCGCCCGGGCCGACCCCGGATATCGGTATGACGTTCCGCGGTGTCGAGCCGCCGCCCGGACCGATCACGTACCCGCTCACGCTCAATATCGCCGAGTCGGGCACCACGCTGGCGCCGCACTTCACAGTCGACGTGCCGCTGATCGTCGGCCCGGAGGGGCCGTCGACGTCGATGCTCGGCGCCCCCGATGTGTACGGCCCGTTCCAAGAGGGCCAGGGCATCGCCTACTCCGCGACCGCGGGCGGCGTCGGTCACCCCGGTTTCCGGCCGTCCGACAACTCGCCGTGGGCGGCCAAGATGTTCAGCATCCCCGAGTCGCTGTTCGGGCCCGCCTCGACCTACGGCGGCACCAACAACCTGATCGGTACGCTGATCATCCCCGGCCAGGATCAGGCGTACTACCCGAGCTTCGACGGGCACATCCGGTGGAAGCGGTCGGGCCTGTTCAACTCGGCGCAGATCGAGGTGCACGTGCGGGCCCTGCCGCAAGGGTCCTCGGCCGCCCCGGAGACCGGCCAACTTTGCGCCCGGGCCCTCTATGACCCGTCCACGCTCGACGCCGAGACGATCGCCCATATCCGCGAACACTGGTCGGACACAAGCAATCCGAGCCGCGCGGTGGCGCCAGACTCGGCGGTCGGCCGCGTCGCCGCGGGCCAGGCGATGGTCTATTACGTCCTGCTGGTGCGCACGGGCGGTTCGGGCAGCATCATCTACAGCACGCCGGGTTCCCACATGGCATGCAAGCTCTACCCCGTGAGCTGACCGGTGACCCCTGTTATCCGGCCGGACGGCACGCACAAGTTCGCCGACGCCGACCTCGCCCGCGGCGCTGGCGAGACCTCGGTGCGCAGCCCGCTGCGCAGCATCCTGGACTTTCAGGAGGCCATCGGTAAGACCGCGCAGGACGCAGGCGAGGGCATCACCGGCAAGATCAACGCGGTCGTCGAGTTCATCAAAGAGACGACCGGCATCGACCTGACCGGCCCGGCCACCCTGCTCGCGCTGCTCAGCGAGCACATCGGCATCGGCCCGTTGCAGGACATCTTGCCCAAGATTCTGGGCGCGTTCTCCGGTGGCATCGACCTCGACGCGCCCAACCCGATCATCGACTGGATTACCGCCCACGTGCCGCTGGCCGCCGAGCTGGCCGAGGTCATCACCGGCCTGGCCGACGGCGACCTGGCAACGATCGGCCGGTTCTTCGACGCGCTGCGGGCGTTCATGCACTTCGACCTGCTCGACCCCGGGTTCGACCCGGTCGCCGCGGCGCTGTCGTTCGTGCACCAGGTGCTCAAGCCGGTCGGTGTGCTCGACGGGACCAGCGCGCTCGCTGCCCGTAACCTGTTCGGCGACCTGGCGGCCAACCTGTTCCGCCTGGTGCCGCTGACCTCGATCGGCGACACCAATCCCAACCTGCTCGACGACCCGCAGTTTCAGAACGGCGACGGGTTCGACGGCACCGAGGGCGTCGACCACGACCCGACCGTCGGGCGCACCTCGCTCGGGTCGGTGCGGTTCACCGCCGACGGGACCGCCAACGAAATCCTGTCCGACCCATGGATCCCCGTCTCCCAGGGCCAGCAGGTCGCGCTGTCGGCCTATGCCCGGTGGGCGGGCCTGACCGGCAGCGGCCAGACCGTGACCATCGGCGTGACGGCATTCAGCTCGGCCGGCGCGGTCGTCGCCGAGCCGGTGATCGCCGGGCTCAACGTCTCGGGCACCTCGGCGGCCGGCGTGTGGACACAGATAAGCGGCACCTACACCGTCCCCGCGGGCGTCGCGTGGGTCCGCATGCGGCCAGGCATCACCGCGAACGCGACCGCCGGCCAGGTGTGGATGGACGACGCCGACGTCCACAAGACCCAGAAGCTGCCGCAGGCGTTCACCGTCGACCTCGTCGACGACCTCAACGACGCGTTTAGCGGGTTGGCCAGCTCGGCGGCGAACCTGTCCACCCTGACCAACAAGGTCGGTGACGGCTTCAAAGCCATGTTCAACAAGTGGCTCAACCGCACCGACGGCACGGGCACCGTCGCCGAGGTCGAGCAGGTGGTCGAGAGCATTCGCGATGCCGTGCTCAACGGCTACAACGTCCACACCGTCACGGCCAATGAGACCAATTGGCCGGTGCCGTCGCACACCGAATGCATCGTCATCGCTATCGGCGGCGGCGAGCAGGGCCAGGACGGCATCAACAACACCAGCACTATCGGCCGCATCGGTGGACGCAGCGGCTCCTACATCGCCCAACCGGTCAACCTCACCGGTATCACGAATCTCGACACACAGATCGGCACGCAGGGAAACAAATCGTATGTGCGCGTGGCGAATACAACCACGCCACACACGGGGACCGTGGTCCTCGCCTCGCCCGATCTGGGCACCGTCGGCAGCATCGCCGGCCCCCTCGGCTACACCCCGACGAGCTCAACCCCCGGCCGCGGCGGCAACGGCGGTGGCATGGGCACCGGCCGCGACCTGCCCACCGCGGGCGAGTCCTCGGCGCTCGGTGCCGGCGGCCTGCCCGGCGGCAACAACGGCATATGGGGCACGCCCGGGCAACCAGGCGGATCGGTGTCGGCCGGCTCGGCGACCAAATGCGGCGGCGGTGGCGGCGGTGGCGGCGGCGCCGCGGTCCAGTCCCTCAACGTCGGCGGCAACGGCGGCAACGGCGGATATCCCGGCGGCGGCGGCGGTGCGGGCGGCAACTGCAACGGCACCGCCAATCAGGTCGGTTCCGGCGGCGCGGGCGCCATCGGTGTCGTGTTCATCCTCACGCGGTAAAGGAGACCACAATGCCAACGGCAACCCTTGTCGGACAAGACCTTTCACGGTATTGCCCAACAACCAATTGGTACTACTGCGGCGACGACGCCGACGGCATTTTCCTGCTCGTCACCATCGCTCAGTACGACGTGCCGGCCTCGATCGAGACGTTGACCGGCATCAGTCTGCCGATCAACGTGGTGCAGCTGCCGGCCCACGCCGACGTGTTTCTATCCGACGTCGACGCCAACGTGCTCGACGCCGACGGTGATCCCGCCAACGGTATGACCCCGCTCGTGCGTGTCGAGGACTGCGACGACTTCGCGACCGCCCTGGCGGCCGCCGGCTACACCCTGGTGCCGTAGATGGGCTGGTCTCACTCGCCCCCGGCACCGCCGCCGACCGACCCGGCCCGCGGTTGGGTCCGCACTGCGCCGGTCGTCGAGCGGCCGGTCTCGCGGGGCTGGCTCACCCTGCTGCGCGTGGCCGGCGGCGGCGTCGGTACCCCGGCCGCCAGCGCGGTCGCCGTGGTCGGCGCTGACGCGACCGGCGTCGGCACGCCCGCCGCCTCGGTGGTCGTCGTCGGTGTCGAGGCCCGGGCCATGGGCACCGGCGTCCCCATGGGCACCGCTGTCGAGGTTATCCCCGGCGTCCCGTACGCGGTTCCATTCACGGTGTAGGAGAACGCAATTGACGATCAAAGATGACTATCAGGACGACATCGGCGACGAGGTCGATGCCGCGTGGCTCAACGCTGTGGCCAAGGCCGTCAATGGACGATTCCAAGAGTTCAACAGCACCACCGGAGGCGTCACCAACGCCTCCACCCCGACGGGCATCAAAGGCGTGTGGGTTCGAGGCATCGGCGCCGGCGGCGGCGGTGGCGCCGGCCGAGTCGGGGGCGCAACGTCGGTATCCCGCTGCGGCGGCGACGGCGGTGCCGGCGGCAACCTCGTCGAGAAGTTCATCCCGGCATCAGCCCTTGGCCCCACCTACAGCGTCAGCATGGGCGCCCCCGGTGTCGGTGGCGCTGTCGGCGCGGACGTTGGCAACCCGGGCACCGCTGGCGGTGGTGCCGTGTTCACGTCCGGGGCGCTGACGGTCCGCGCATCCGGCGGAAACGGCGGGCAAGGCGGCACCAACACCAACGGCCCCGGCACACTCCCCGGCGCGCAAGGCACGTCGCCCGGCGGCAATGGCGCGAACGGCACCACCAACACGACCGCCGACGGCGAGAACGCCCTGCTGGTGAAGCGCGGCGCGGGAGGCGGCGGTGGTGGTTCCGGGCGCAACGCCAGCAACACCGCCTCGACCGCTGCCGGCAACGGCGGCAGCACACCGAACGGTGCCGGCGGCACCGGAGCATCGGCGTCGGCCGCTGCAACATCGGGCGCCGCAGCCATCCCCGGCGAGCCGGGCGGCGGCGCGGGCGGCGGGTGGGTCAACGTCTCTGACACGACCAAGATGAACGGCGCCAACGCAACCGGCTACGGCGGCGGTGGCGGTGGCGGTGCCGGCGGCGGCCTGGCGCCCGGCGGTAAGGGCGGCAACGGCGGGCCCAGCTACATGAGCCTCAAATGGGAGTGGTGATCAGCGTTATCTATCGGGCGCTGTGAGCGGCACGATCGGCCCGTGGCAGCAACAGACCCTATGAAACAGGCGGTGGCCGACTATGTCGGCTCACTCGGCAACACCATCTCGCTGCACTCGGCCGACACCGGCACCACCGGCGCCAACGAGCTCAACGGCGGCGGCTACGCCAAAAAGACCACCGCCTGGAGCCCGGCAGCGATCCAAGGCGACGGATCAGCCAAGATCACCGGCACGACGCAGCGGTTCGACGTCCCGGCCAATGGCGCCGCGAAATGGTTCGGCGTGTGGAACGGCTCGACGTTCCTCTACGGCCGCGCGCTGACGCCCGGCGTGACCATCAACGAGGTCGGCCCCGGCAAAGTCGACGTCACCCCTACCTACAGCTACGCGCAATCATGAGTTTCGTCAGGCTGTCCACCTCGGGCCCGCTGCGCACCCGCGACCAGATCATGGCGGTGATCTGGGACATCGCCCAAGAATTCGACCTCCCCCCGCGGGCCGCGCTGATCGCCGGCATCACCGTCGCCCAAGAGGTCGGCGACAAATCGAGCGACCCGGCGAACAACACGCGGTGGTGGTGCCCGTTCAACGCCAAAGACCCGCAGACCGAACAGTTCGACCACGACAGCGAGAGCAACGACGGTTGGTCGTCGGGCTACTGGCAGCAGCAGTCACCGCCCGGGCGCGGCTCGTGGTGGCCGCAGACCGGCGGCGAGTTCGGCAACCTCGACGGGGCCCGGCGCCGCATGGACCTGGCCGAGGCCGCCCGATCGTTCTTCCGCGAGCTGACCGGCACCCGCGTCCGTTACCGCGGCGACAGCGACCCCCGTGCTGATGGCGACCTCGCCCAGCTCGTGCAGCGATCCGCCTACCCCGACCGCTACCAGCGGCATGCCCCCTACGTGGCCGAGGTCCTCGCCCGCGTCATCGAACCATCAACCCCTGGAGGTAATCCCGTGGCTTGGACCGGAGACCCCGTCTGGCTCGAAACCGTCCTACGCGAGGCGCTCGGCGACCGCCTGCGCACCCTGCCCGGTTGGCAGGACCGCGGTCACGGCGACTTCAAAGACATTCGCGGCGTCATGTGGCACCACACCGGCAACTCGGCCGAAAAGCCCGAGTCCATCGCCAAGGGCCGGCCCGACCTGGCCGGCCCGCTCGCGAACATTCACATCGCCCCGAACGGCATCGTGACCATCGTGGCCGTGGGCGTCTGCTGGCACGCCGGGGAGGGCTCGTATCCGTGGCTGCCGACCAACAACGCGAACTGGCACATGATCGGCGTCGAGTGCGCCTGGCCCGATATCGCCGCTGACGGTTCGTACGATCCTGGCCAACGCTGGCCCGACGCCCAGATAATCAGCATGCGCGACACCGCGGCGGCCCTGTCGCTCAAGCTCGGCGTACCGGCCGACCACAACATCGGCCACAAGGATTACGCCGGTGCGGCACAAGGCAAGTGGGACCCGGGCAACCTCGACATGAAGTGGTTTCAGGGCGAGGTCGACAAGGACATGCGTGGCCTGTTCGACGACCACACCGAGCCGCCGGTCGTGCTGCCGCCGGCCAACCCGCCGATCCTCAAGCCGCCGCCGCTGCCATTCACCGACCGCGAGCTGTGGGAGGAGATACTCAGGCAACAGCGCGGCCCCGCGCTGCGCGGCTGGGAACAGCTCGACGGCATGACCGTCGTCGACTACCTCGCCCAGCTCGGCCGCAAGGTCGACGCGGTCGAACTCGCGCTCGCGGCCAAGCGATGAGCAACACCGTGATCGTCGTGGGCGAGGACCTCGGCAAGGCGCGCGAGCTCGGCACCGCGCTCGGCCTCGAACGACCGGTCCACGTGAGCGGCCGATCGATCAAGATGGGCGTCGGCCGCGGCATCGCCGCCGCCGCGGTGATCATCGCCAACGGCGTCGAGCTCGACGGCGAGGCCATGGCCAGCGTTCGCGCGTGCGTGGACCGTCGCGACGGCCGGGTCTACCGGTTGGAGCGCATCTAATGGCGTGGGCACCGCCGGCCAAGGTCGGCGACCGGGATCCGAGCGTCGCGCTCGCCAAGGCCAAGCTCGCTCGGTTCGAGTACGGCGCCGAGCTCGACCGCAGTGACGCGTACACCGACACGTTCGGCGCTGCGCTCGGGCTGTTTCAGCTCTACCGCAACCGCGAGATTGAGCGCGGCACCAAGGCCGGCCCGACCATGGGCAAGCCCGGAGTACTCGACTGGGCGACCAAGCGCCAGCTCGGCATGCTCGACGCTGCACCGGCCCCCGTGAGCGGACCCCGGCACCTCGCGTTCGTGTGGCGCGGCACCGGCGGCATCGTCGGCCTGGACTACGTCAGCTTGGTGTGCAAGGCCAACGCCGACCTCGTCGAGGAAATCAACACCCCATGGGCCGCCACCATGGGCGGCATACCCGTCGGCACCGCCGGACACCTGTGGGACCCGAGCATGTGGCGCGCGGTCCGCGAGGCGTTCGAGGCGTTCAAAGTCGAGTTCCTGCGCCGCCGGGCCATCAACCCACGGATGCGGGCTGTGTTCGGTGGCTACAGCGCCGGGGCGGTCGTCGCGGCACTCGCGCGCCAGTGGGTCCTCGAGCATTACCCCGAGAACTATCTGTGCAGCTTCTCGCTGGGCGACCCGACCCGACCGAACGGCGGCGCGTTCTACAACGCCCCGGCCTCGGCCGGCGAGGGCCAGGGCATCTCGTCGTGGCACTACGGCGACATCGACGACTGGCGGCACTGCTGGCTCACCAACAGGGGCGACATCTACGGCCGGGTGCCGCTCGGCAAGACCGGCGAAATCATGCAGGACGCGTTCGACCTCGTGACCAACGTCGAGCTCGCCGACCCGATCGCCACCGCCCGCAACCTCGTGCAGGTGATCCCCGAAATCGCCGCCGACTCCGGTATCCCGATCCCCGCCGCGCTCGGCGCCCTGGCCGGCGGGCTGCCCGCCCTGTTCGGCGCCGGTGTTCCGTTGCTGCTCAACGCCATCGGCGGCCTGATCCCCGGCGGCAACCCCGACACGCTCACCGGCACCGCCGCGGCCGCGGCTGCCGCCCGCATCGGCCTCGAATTTGCCCTCGACCGGCCGCCGACCCGGCCCCACATCACCTACGAATACGCCGAGGTTTGGCCTGGCCAGACCTACCTCGGCCTGGCTCAGCAGCATGTCCGCGACTACGCCACCCGCATCCCCGCGGTGGCCGCCTAAAGAAAAAGGGGCACAACCCGATGCAAGCCGCCACTATTCGACTGATCGTCCACGCCACCTGTTTCCTCACCGTGTTCATCGGCGTCGTGGTGCTTGTCGGCCTCGACCAGATCGAGCCCGGTGACGCACTCCCGTGGCTCGTCCCTATCGCCGGCCTGATCAGCCCCGCCCTGTCCATGGCCAAACTCGTGCAGGACCGCAGAAGCGGCGACCAGACCGGCGAGCAGGGCGGCGGCGCAGGCCAGTGAGCGTCAACTTGGCCGAGCTCGACAATGTGTGGGCACTCGCTGGGGTGGCCATTCTCGTCGCTGCCGACGCCATCGACCGCCGCCGAGGGCGCGACCGAACCACAAAGAACGCCGAGGTACTCACCGAAATCGACACAAAAGTCGACGTCATCAAAGACGAGGTGAAGAACAACCACCCCGACGACACCAACCTGCGGCACGACCTGGACCACAGCATCCGCATCGGCGAGGCGAACGCCCGCACCAACACCCGGATTCTCGACGTCCTCGCAAAGCTCGGCCGCGACCTCGCCGACCTGCGGACGTTCGTCGGCGAGCTCCGCGGCGCGGACAAACAGCACAGCCGCGACCAGGCTGCGTTCGAGAAACGAGTGCGCGACTTTTTCGCGCGCGAATTCCCCGACGCCGGCCCCCTCTAACCCCCGATAGGAGCACCTGATGGCCGACCTCGCTGCGCTGCCGTGGTTCCTGTGCAAGGCCAATTACCGCGGCATCGTGCCCGACACCCTCGACGTCGGTATCCGCCCCGACCAGTTCCGGCCATGGGGCGAATGCGTGCTCACCCCGCACGTGGTCGACGTCGACAACAAGATCGTCGCCGGCCAGGTCGAGCGGCGGCTGATCAGCCTCACCCCGCCGACAACGGTCCTGCTCACCCCGATCACTGCGCGGATCGAGACCGGAGTACTCCGGTTGCCGCGCCTGCCCGCGCCGGCCGGCGAGACCGACCCGCCGACCCCGGGCGAGATTGCCGAGCAGCAGACCGCCGAGGGCGTGCCGCTGACCGCGAACAACACCGCCGACGTCCTCGAACTCGGGACCCTGCGGATCGCCTGGCAAGTTGCGTTCGGCTCGATGACGATCCTCGGCCAGACCTACCGGTTCAACAGCTTCTATTTCCTCGGCCCCACGGTGACCGACTACGACCCGGATGACGAGGACTGGACCCCGCCCGAGGTCGACCTCACGACCGTAGCCCGGTTCAACCCCGCACCGGCGTGACCGAGGTGTGCGAGGTCTGGACGGCCGGCGAGCTGGCCGCCCTGATCCTCGGCACCGTCACGCTGTCCACGGCCGGCGTCGCCGCGATCATCGCCGCGTGCATGTGGTGGGCGCACAAGTACCCGGAAACGACAACGGACCCGACCCACGAGGGTCGGGTCCGGTCTGCCGGTTAGTGATACCGCGGCCGGGGGTCCTCGGCCGAGCCAATGCCACCGCCGCCGCCAACGCCATAGCTGCCGTTGCGGTACCGCGGGTCACCACCACCACCGCCGCCGCCCGCGTAGCCACCACCGCCCGGACCGCCAGGTGCGCTGGTCATAGTGCCGCCAGATGCTCCGCCGCCGGGGTATCCGACGACCGCACCGCCGCCGGCCGCCAGAACGACTCGCGGCACCATCGAGGCCCGGATGGCGCGACGCACGAATTCGGCCTCGTTGGCGTCGCTGTCCGAGAAGTGCGCGTGCAGTGACGGATCCACGTTGCGTTTCACGAACAGGTTGAATGCCGCGATCGGATCGGTCGCTGACAGCAGCGCCTCATACTCGGCTTGTTCGGCGGCCGCATCGGGCACCGGTTCCGGCTGGCTCACGGACTCGGCCAGCTGGCGATCCACATGGGCGCGCAGAGCCTTGGTCTGCTCGTCGTCACGAAACGGATGGTCGTCGCTCATTGTTTGCCCCGTCCGTCGAGTCCGGAATCTGTCCGAGTAATCGAAAAGTGGACCTGCGTCGGTCACTGTTTCCCCCTCCAACGTCGGATGGTTTGCCGGTCGACGCCGACCAGGTCGGCGAGTTTCTGTTCGCTGCGCACGGACTCGGCCAGCACGAGCGGTTTGATCCGCTCCTCGGCGCGTTCGATGGCCGCCTTGGCGTCGCGGTACGCGGCCGCCGCGCGTTCGATGTCGTCCTCACCGCGGTCGGTGACGACCCAATCGTCTTGGGGTTCGCGGCGGCCCTCGATCGGGACCCGGGTGTCGGCCTCGGCCAGGAGCTCGGCGTCGCTGGCGGCGCGCAGCTCGTCGGGCAGCTCGTAGACCTCGATGACCAGTTCGGTGCGGCGGGTCCTGATCCTCACGGTTCGGTGTTCTCCTGCGGGTCGGGCGGGTGCGGGTTGTTGATCCAGTCGGCCGGGTTTAGGTGAGTCCAGTCTCCCTCGGTCTGTTCCTCGTCGGCCATGTCGGCCTCGGGGATCGGCTTGGGGTAGAACCGGAGTTCACCATTGCACGTGCGGCAGGTTCCGGAGCGTTGGCGGCGGTTGAAGTCGGGCATTGGTGATTCTCCTCATGGTGGTTGGTGATGCAGGTTCGGGTGATGTCGGCGGCGAGGACCGCCAGCGCCGCGGCGGCCAGGGACAGGCCGAACACGGTGTCGTTGCCGGTCCAGAGACCGGCGATCGCGGCGCCGCTGGCGACCGCCGCGATCAGGTGTAGCCAGCGCGCGGCGCTCACGCTGACACCTCGGCGCGTGCCTTGGTCGGGGTGAGGTAGCAGCCGGTCGGGCACCACGGCACCGAGCACCCGTTTTCCTCGTAGTCCTCGCACATCGAGCCCTGGCGGTCCTCGCGGGGGATCGGGTGCGGGTTCGCCATCGCATGCAGCACGACCCGGCGGAACCGCTCACGCCGCGCATCGCGGGCCAACCCGGCATGGAACATGACCAGCCCGGCCTCCTCGGCCCGCCGGTTCCGGCGACGCGCGCGCAGCCCGAACCACCCGCACGACGGGCACCACAGATGGCCGATCACTGGCCCGCCCGCGCGATCTTGTCCGAGCAGTAGACCCGCGGCGCGCTGCCCACCGCGATGTTGTCGAACGTCTCGACCGGCCAGCGGACCTCGGTCACTTCCAGATACCGGTCGACCAGGTCGAGCTCGACGAGCTCGCCGACCCTCGGCAGCGCCGGCATCTCGGCCTCGATGCAGTACTGGTCGCCGTTCTCGTCGGGGTAGTGGATGAACGCCCTCATCCGAGGACACCGCCGCAGCCGTTCGGGCCCGCGAGTGGCGGGGTGGGCGTGCCGTCGGGGACGATGCAGCGCAACGGCTGCCAGTACACCCCGAGGCGCCAGGTGTTGAGCTTCGATCCGTCGGGGAACGGCTTGCCCTCGCAGTACCCGCCGTAGCCGCTCGACGAGATGGGGCCGCTGTTGCCGGGGCACCAGAACGGCGGGGCCGGCACTCGCACGTCGGGGAGTGCGGTGGCCTCGACCGCGTAGGCGATGCCGCCGCCGATGAACGCTGCGGCGGCGACAACGGCGATCGCGATGCGTCGGCCGATGGCGATGGTTCGGTGAATCATGTTGGGGTCTCCTGTTTTTGGGGTTGGGTTCCGGCTTGTCGTGGTGCCCCTCGTGTCCGTTGGCCGGTGGCGGCGGGCGAGGGTGGTCGGTTACTCCGGGTGTGGCGCGGCGAGGTAGTCGGCGAGGCGCTTGCCGAGGTGCTCACCGCCAGACCAGAACCGGCCGGGGCGGCCCGGTCGGCCCTTCACCCCGCCGTATGCGGTGAGGACTCGGGTGCCGGTGATGTCGGTGCCGAGGAGCGCGTATTGCTGGCCGCGCTCGAACCACGCGGTGACGTGAGTGGCGCGGTCGTCAGTGACGGCCCATCCGTGCTGGCGTCCCCACGCGACGAGCCGATCGGTGACGGTCTCAGCCATGGGTCGCCTCGACGTCCTGGCGGTCGTCGTCCTCGCGGGCCCAGCGGTCGAGGACGTGCACCTGCCAGCGGTGCAGGCGGGCGTGCGCTGCGTCGGTGTTCCACGTGAGCGCGACGTACATGGTGGGGCCTCCTGTCCGTGGTCGCGAGTTATACGGTCTATCTGTTGCGCACACTACAAACCTCAACAGACAGGGCACCGATACCTGGGTTTCCGGTGATCGGGGGCTGATCGGCTGTCTGTTGGCCCGGGTCCAATTGGGGGAGTTGATATCAGGGTGGCCGGTCGGCCAGTTGCCGACCTGTCGTGTTCGCTACAAACTGCTGTTGCGTACGCTACAGCATGTTGGTAGCGTGAGCGACAACAAATCAGTAACAACAACTACCAAGAGGGGACCGGGGGCATGCTCACCACCTACATGCAGCACGACCACATCACCGCGACGTACCGGGCGGGCGCAGCGAGCTACACCGTCGCCGCCATCGCCCGCGAACTCGTCGAGATTTTCCGCGCTGACATCACCGGCCCGCAGGCCATCGCCGCGGCCGCCGAGCTCGACGGCAAGGGCGTTTACGCGTGGCAGGTGCGCAACAGTTACCCGGCCGGCGCGCTGACCTACGACCTCGTCACTGCCGCAGTCAAGGCCGCCGGGGTGAACCTGTGACTGCGCTCAAGCTGCACCGCGAACTGCACCGCAACGGCACCCTCACGCAGCACGTCGCCACCGTCGACGGGTTCCGCATCGAGGCCAGCCAGCACGAGCAGGCCGCCCGGCGCGCGAACGGAACCTGGTTCATCACGATCGGCGTCGACGGCCACCCGCTGCGCTGCGAGAGCCAGCACCGCACCCTGGCCGACGCGCACGCGTTCACGACCGCCGTGCTCGACGCGGTCACCGGCCCGACGCATGCCGAGCTGCTCGCCGCCATCGAGCTCGTCGAGGCTGGCGACACCGCCGCCGAGGACCAGGACGGTTACCAGCGCGGGGTCGCGGCCCGGATACTGGCCGCATGACCCCGAGCAAGCATCGCGAGCCGATCACCCTCGCCGGCCGCGCAATCCCGGCCCATCTCCCCGTTGATCTGGAAGTGTGGGGCGACGTCGCGGTGGTCTACGTGGCCGAGCTGCAACTCGCCGACGGGGCCGGTTACATCAGCGCTCACCGCAGCTACCGCGGGGCCCAGGACAAGCTCGCCGAGTTCGCGATCCGCGCTGGCATCATGGCCGAATCCGACAAAGCGGACCCGCCCGGCGACGACCTCGACGACTACCTCGCCGAGCTGCTCGACGAGCACCCCGACGTCGACAGCTACGCCACTTTTCGCCTCCCCGTCGAGGAGTAGCTAAAGGCCGAGACGACCAAGGGCCCCAAGGCAATCACCTTGGGGCCCTATCGTTTGCGTGGTCAGCGTTGCACCACCGGCGGGCCGCCCGGGTCGGACACCCGGCCGACACAGTTGGCGACCGCATCGTTGTACGTCGTCCAGTCATTGAGCAGGTCGCGGCCGTCGGGCAGCAGAGTATGGCGCCGGGCGTCCGAGGTGAGCGCGTACAGCACGCCGCCGCGCAGCAGCCAGGAATCCCGGCTCGACATGCGCGACCCGTCGGCGTTGTCGATATTCCCGCCGATGACCACCGACGCCGATGGCCCGTACACGGATTGCGTGTTCACCAGGTGCTCGGCGTTGGTAAACGAGGCCTCGATCATCTCGACAGCCTTGGCCGGCGCCTCGTGGCACGGAATCTCGCGCGCGGTCGTCGGCGCCGCGAGCGGTGCCTGCGACGTCGTCGGCGCCGAGCTGCTCGACGGGCGCGGTGCCGGCGCGGCCTCGTGCCGCTTGTTGGTCTCGTGGCCAATGAGCCAGATCGCGGCAACCACCGCCAGGGCGACGGCGACGTAATGCGCCTTGCGATCTTTCTTGCCGGGGGTCGCGGGCTCGGTGGGGTCGGTCATGGCCGCAGCTTACGGCGGCACTCAGCGACCACACAGGAGAACTCGCAGGGAACCGGTCAGGCGGCGACGTCGGCCTCGAACTCGTCGTCGTCGCGGCAGGCGTCATCGACCATCCGGCGCATAGCGGGCGTGAGCTCGGCGACCGGTTCGAGTCGGAACGGATCGAGCAGCTCGATACCCTGCGCCCGGCGCACATCCGACACCTTGGTGTAGATCTCG